ATTCTTGGGGATTTATATAACCGTATGGTGTCAGCTGTTAAGAACGGTATGTATAAAGATAAACATGGCACTAATCTTTTATTGAAAGCGTTAGCATCCGCCTTTGTGGTTATGGATGACGATGACGTTTATTTCTTTATTGGTATGGAAATGCTTGATTCTATCCAGGGTGTAAAGTTACCCTCTAATTGGCCCTCTAATTGGGAGTCACATCGGGGCAAAAATTTTGTTAAACGTGATATGAAAAAGGATTTAGTGAGATAAATTATGACAAATATTGTTAGGGAGAGTATGGGTAAGATTATGGATAGGGTTGTAGGTACCTCGGTTAAACGTGAGATGGCCCAGCAGTATGTAAATAGCCAAGCCTGGCTTCGTGACATTATGGCCCGTGGGGGCCTTAGCCAACAGTTTATTAATGACATCTATAACGATGAAATACTTACACCCCATAATGAGATGCAAGAATGCGTTAATATGTATCATAGTAATGCTTTTGTGGTGACGGGTGTAGAGGCACTAAGTGACCTTCTTTTAGGTAGAGATATACGTTTTATTAGTGGGGATAATGATACACAAGATTTTTTTAACAAGTGGGGTAAAGATAGTGATTTCTTTCGTTATCTTCCAGAGGCCATAGAGAATTATGTTAAGGTAGGTAATGGTTATCTTGAGCCACTATCTGGCCAATTAAGTGGTTTACCCCGTAAATGGCTTCCTGTGCCACGTGCTAATTTTATTTGGGTTGTTCGTGAAATGGGTGAACATACCGATATTGTGGATGGTGAGCCACAAATCACCGAGGTTGAACGTCTTCATTACTGGGAACAGGTACCCGATTATTTCCGTAATGACGATGCCCAACGGGTTAATGTTAGTTACGATCGCTGGGGTACCCAGACATATAGTATCCGTGCGGTTAACCTGGGCTATAATCTTCTGCATTTAAAGTGGGGTGTTAGCCATGTTCCTCTTTATGGACGTTCTCCTCTTGCGAGTAGTGTTAGTGACGGGAAGGTGCTTAGGGAAATGGAGAGAGCTATGGCGGTTATTGCCCGTTATAAAGCTATTCCCCGTAAGGTTGTTACTGTTAATCCGGCATCTGGCTCAATTATGGGTTCAACTAATCTTGACAAAATGATTCAGTACTGGAATGGATTATCTGACATGGAGAACCCTATGTTTAAGGGTGTAGATATCGATATTAAGGATTTAAGTTATGCTGGTCAAGAGCCACAGTTCCAGGTCGCTGTTGATTATTTGAAACAGAAGGTTACAAGCGCACTTATCCCTAGTTTCTATATTCATGGAAATATTACCCGTTATGCTGTTGCCCTTGAACAAAAGAACGAGTTTAACCTTATCTGTGAGAGTAGACGTAAGGATGTTGCTAACCCCATTAATGATTTTATCCAGGATTTCGTTAAACAATTTAATAATACACCTGATGAAAGACGTAAGGATAGTGAACGGGGCCTTAAACTTAGCAAGGATATATATATCGAGTTCGGCGACTTTGATTATCCTACACGTAGCGAATTGGTGACTGAGGCCACTATGCAGTGGAATAGTGGCGGTATTACCCTAAATGAGTACCGTGAGGCCCTTGGTAAAGAGCCACTTGAGGATGACATGGGTGACGCTTTTAAACATGAGTTAACTGCTCTTGAACCCGTTAGTGTTTCTCCCTCCCCTCGTGACCGTTCTCCCTTTGATGACGATGAAAAGAAATAGAGTTGTTTTAGAGTCACGTAATCGTTGGTGGCGAATACGTGTCGGGTTATATCACCGTAAAATCAATAGACGTAAATATTATGGTGTACAATCAATCATTACCCAGTATCGACAAATCATTCTCGATGTTTTTAAGCCCCTGTTTAATGATTTAAATAATTTTTTTAAGGCATATAGGAAGGAATCTATCGGTATCACATATGAGATGGGTGTTTCCGATATGCTTAACATGTTCCTAGGGGAGGTTAAGATTAGTACAGATGCTCTTGAACGTATCAATAAGCTTTTAATTAAATCTTTTAAGCGTGGTGGTAAACGGGTAATGAATCGCCAGGGTAATAAGATTGAGGTGAAATATGTTGATGAGAAAGCTATTAGTGCCTTGTTACAGAAACAACCAGATTACCTTAAAAAATGGGATAAGGAGATACGTCTTAAAGTTAGAGATAGCGTTATAGATGGATTAAAACAGGGTAAAACATTCAGGGATATGCAACGGGATATTATGAAACAGGCCCAGGATATCACTGAGAACCGTGCTATGACAATAGCACGTAGCGAGGTTGTAAAGGCAAGTGCTGAAGGGGTTGAACAGGGATTACTTGAAGCCGGGGTTGAATGGATGATTTGGATGACCGCCAGGGATAACCGTGTTTGCCCGGTTTGTAAAGAACTGGATGGTAAACGATATCGGGTTAAGGATACAGGTAAACCTAGGCCCGCAGAAAGCACTCATCCGAATTGTCGTTGTGTCGTGGTCGCTGATTTATGACGAATTGGCATGATATTAAGGAGGTACTTGTTCTATATTCAAGTGTAGATAATCCTCTTGAAAGTTCGGTTATACATGATATACTTTGTAGAACCAGACCTGGTTTTAATGTTGAAACTGTGAGGCGTGTCCTTCGTAATCTTGCTTTGGCTAAGAACAGCGGTGTTTATCGTGAGAAACATATAGGTCGTTGTGGCCTATATTATCTTTATTGGTACCAATAGGTAAAGTATAAAAATCAGTAATTCTTTTTTTGTTATATGGTGATTCTATGAATAAAGGTACTAAGGTTTTCTTTAATGCAGAGAATTTCGATATTATTGAGAATGAATCAACGGGTGGTTTTATGGTCAGTGGCCTGGCTCTCCCATTTGGTAAAGAAAGCCGGAATGGTGCAGAATATAATAAAGAGAGTGTAATTGAACGACATAAAACACTTGAGAACCGACCTATTCTATATAATCATGATAGCGGTATTTTACCGATGGGTCATACTGTAAAGATTTGGTGTGAAAGTAACGGTATGTATTACCGGGGTGATGTTGACCCAGCAGAGAAGGATTTGATTCGTAAATGTAAACGTGGCGATATCAGTAACGTGTCTATCCAGGCAGTGGTTAGGCCAACAAATGAGGGAGAGAATGGTAACGTATATATCCAGGAGTTTCTTGAATTAAGTATTGTATCTATCCCCGGGTTTGGTGACGCTAATATGATACCTGAGGGTTTTATTAGTATGGAAAAATTTATTGGTGAACCATTCGCTGGATATAAAGATTTCGATGATTGTGTGGCAAAGAACCAGGATAAACGTGACCCTGATGCGTATTGTGCCTCAATAAAACGTAAGGCAGAGCCGGAAAAAATGGGTGTAGGGAAAAGTATAAAAGAGGGTGACCGAATTAATGACGAGGCTAATAACATGGATAAAGATGTAAAAGAAGCTATAGCAGAAGTCCTTAAAAAACTGGAGGGCTTGGATGATAGGATTAAGGAACAGGATGAACCGGCCCCTATGGATGTTGAAGCTGAAATTAATGCAATTAAATCCCGTCTTGATGAAATTGAGGCACAAATAAAGCCATCTGAGGAGGATGACGATGACGATGACGATGAAGACAAAGATAAAGATAAAGATAAGGAAGAAAAAATTGTGGGCAGTAAACAATCAGGTATAGGTTCTCCTGGTAGCGTTAAAGAAAAATTGAAACGTCAAGATGTTCTTGATATGACAACGGAGGTGAATTAAAATGTTGGATTTAACAAAAACGTCAGGTACTTCATTAATGGAGTTCAGTCAACGACAAGTAGATACGGGCAGTAAAAATGGTATTGCACGTGCTGGTAAAGCCTTTGTTGAAAGGGTTTTCCAGGAGGAAGAAAATAGTTACTGGTGCGCAGAGAAATATGCTGTCGCTATCGATAATATGTTAGCTAAGCGTGGTTATGCCCGAGAAGACTTGAAAAAGGCGGATAATACTGCTTTGTTTACAACTGTTATTGCATCCTTTATTGAGAAGGCTCTGAGGCCTGAGCTTGTAGCGGAGGGTGTTATTAAAAAAGTTGGACTTAATCTTAATGGTGCAGATAGTATTAAAATCCCGAAAGGGGAGGCGTTAACTGCTGAGGCGGTCGGTACAGATGGAACGGTTTCCGCAAGTGAGGTTGATTATGGCAGTTTAACTATTTCTGTGGGATGGATTGGTGCTTTAACGACTCTTGTTCACCAGTTATTGCAAGTATCAGCATTTGACCTTGTTACAGATAAACTGGAGGAGATTGGTTTCGCTATCTCTAAAAAGATTGATAGCGATATTGTGGCGGAGATATTGAAGGCTACCACTAAGGACGATGCGACCTATGGTGATAACAGTAATTATAGTTATCTTGGGTCAACGACCTATATTGATTATGCGAAACTGGTTACGGGTATCACTAATTTTGAGGCGAATTATGGTAAACCTACTCACATAATTGTTCATCCTACTGATAAGGCCCGTATTCTGGGTGACACAGATATTAAGGCAAGTCTTACTTTCGGTACAACTCCAGCTGGTGATATTCTGCCACAGGTACGTACCTTGTTTGATATGAAATTATTGACAAGTACACAGGTTACTGCTGATAAACTTATGATGGTACAAGCTGATAAACTTGGTTATTATCTGGATGCGAGTCCTGTTGAAACTTGGGATGGCCGTATACCTAATAAGATTGCTTTTGAGGTTATTGGTGCAAAGTGTTATGGTGTCGGTATTCCCAGGCCAAAGTATGCTTATACTATTCACCAGAATGCAGTGGCACCGACATAAAGGGGGATAGGTAATGGGTGACATAGAACGGGTTGAGATACTGGCTAACGAGAAATTGAACTTTGGTAAATACCAGGGGAAGTTACTATATGTAGCGAAAGGGGAACGTAAAGTTGTTCCCCTTACCCCCACGGTTGACCATTATGCAAAGGTGGGGTTGTTAAAGATTATTGGCGAAATTGAGGATGAGGCGGAGGCCACGTTACCCGAGAATTATGCCATGATTGATAATGAGTTACCCAGTAAAAAAGAAGCTAAAAAGGTTAAGAAAGAGGTGAAATAGATTATGACAGCTACTGTTTTGGTTAAGGTTGCATTCGGGGGTACTGATGGTACTCCTGGTAGTACAAATGATATAACTGACCCAGATGCTGGTGTGCGTTTCCAGGCTAATGATAGCCCCGATACCGTTGATACTGCACATCCTATTCTTGTTCCAACATCGGGCAGTAATTACAGTTTTTGGATGCATGTGGGCCTTGATATCACTGTTGCCCCCACTACAAAGATTTATGATGTCGAATTTTTTAGTGATGGTACTCTGGGTACATGGACTAATCTTACCCTGAAGGCCGGGAATATTAGTGGTGGGCCTCCTCATGGCCTCACTATGGATACGGAGTATGAGGTTGCCACGGGTACTATTGATGAAACAGGGGATGAAATGGTTGCTAACCATTCGGGTATTGATAGTGCCGTGGATGTTACTACTTATGTTACTGGTTCAGCTTTAAGTGTGGATACTGCTGACCATACCACCACTGAGAAAACCAAGTTTGTGGTTCTTCAGTTAACTGTTCCCGATACCGCTAGTGAGGGTGTATATGCAGATGAACAGTTAACATTCAGGTATAAAGAGGTTTAGGGATACTTATGGCACGTGGTGTTCCTAGACGTGATGGGTCAGGGCGTGGTGTTCGGGGTAACCGGGGGCGTGGTGGTTGTCCTCAACCACGTAGACGGGGTTTAGGTCGTAACTGGTAAAACGGGGGGTGGGGGGCCTGGTTCACCATAAATACAATTATGGATGGTGGATTTCAATATAATGAAAAAAGAAAGTTTAACAACGAAACTGGTTAGGGTACATAGGTCAATTGGGGCTGTAGAGAAGGCTTTGCATCCTCTTGAATTATTTACTTATTTTGGTGTAGAGGTTAATCTTCAGATGTGGCGTAGTGTACGCCATAGTGTTTATGGTATGATTCGTGGTTCCCCAAGTTTACGGTATCTTTGGATTGCTTTACTTAATAATGGAGAATTTATTTATCAGTATGATGTTGATGGGGAAGAACATCCTTTTAGTAAGGTGATGGATGCTGAGAAAACAGGTAGCCTTGTTGCTTTTTTGCTTATTCCACGGGATGTTAGTAAACCGTTGCACTGGGTTATTCCGCCACGTAATGGCAGATTGATTTATTTCCGTTGGGTTGAACAGGATGTTGTTATTAATGCTAAGAATATCTGTAAGAAAAGGGGTGGTAACAGGGTTATGTATGTTATTGGTTTCCAGGCCACGGTTGAGGGTGATAATCGTCAGTGGCTTCATATTGTTAAGGAGGATGGTGATTATCGTGATGCAAACACGTTTGGCCTGGATTGGAAATAGGAATATGGATATATATGGGGGGTAAAATAGAATATGGCAAATGCGTGGTATCAGTGCGGTTCTGATACAGTTGACAGCTATTGTGGCGACCTTGCGGGTCACACTGTTGCCAAGGCATTAGATGCTAATGATTATTGGATGTGTAACACTGCACATAAGCACTGGTTTATTCTTGATTTGGGGGCGTCATATAGTATCGAGAAAGTAAAAAGTTTCTCGTTATCTGGCTGGGACCCTATAGATGTCGATATATATATTAGTACTAATAAAACAGACTGGGGTACCGCAGTAAAGGAGGGAATATCCACATGGCAAGATACAAATAGTTATGTTGAAATTACTGTTACAGAGAAAACTGGTAGATATATAAAAGTTGAAGTTAATTCCACAGAAGACAGTAGTGGAGGCATTATTTGGGGAAAAAGTAGCGACCCAGTGGGGGGCATATTTTATTTCTATGGAGAAGTAGTCGCTAGTAATGTAGAAAAAAAATCAAATATTAGTGCTGTTTTATCCGCCTTGAAAACCAAGGCTCTTAGTATCAGTACAATTTTATCAGTTACTGGTGCTAAATTGTTTAATATCAGTAATGTCTTAATGGCACTAAAAACCAGTGTTTTTAGTATTAGCACGGTTCTTATTAAGTCAAAGAATAAACTTTTGAATATCAGCTCTATTCTTGCTGGTAGTTATCTTAAATTAATTAATATTAGTGTGTTTCTTATTAAGGCTAAAACCAGGGCGTTTAATATCAGTAGTATCCTTTTAAAACGTAAAACTAAATTATTTAATATCAGTAGTGTCCTGGTTAAACTAAAAACTTGTGTTTTTAGTATCAGTACAATTTTATCAGTTACTGGTGCTAAATTGTTTAATATCAGTACAATTTTATCAGGTAGTAATCTTTTAGATTTTAATATTACTTCCATTATTGTTAAAGCAAAACTTAAATTATTTAATGCAAGTGCTGTATTACTAGGTATAAAAAACCGTGTTTTTAATATTAGTACGATTCTTACCAGGGTCAATAGTGTCATATTTAATATTAGTGCTTTTTTGTCGATTACTGGTACTAAAATTTTTAAGCTATCTAGTGTCCTTGTTAAAACCAAAACAACGATTTTTAGTATTAGTGCATATATTGCAACTGGGGTTTCCAGTGTTTTTAATATATCTTGTGTTCTTACTAAGATTGGTTTACTTGATTTTAGTATCAGTGCATTATTGTCAAAGATTTATGGCTCTGTTTTTAATATCAGCACAATAATTTCAAAGACTAAAATCCTTGTTTTTAACATTTCGGTTTATATTAAAGAGGCCATAATCCATAATTTTTCTATTGGTGCAATAATATCTAAAATAAAAATCCTTGATTTTACTATTAGTGGTATTGTGGCTAAGGCCTATAGTGCTATTTTTAATATCAGCACGGCCCTGTCCATTATTGCATTTAAACCATTTAACATTAGTGCATCCATTTTAAGGGCTAAAACAGCTATTTTTAGCGTGTCAAATATTTTATCATCATTATATACCCGTAATGTGGATATTAGCTCTATTTGTGGCTCTATTAAATCCCTAAGCGTTAATATCGGTACAGTGTTATCATCCTGTTATCTGAGAATATTTAATATCAGTAGTATTATTGTTAAGGCTAAAATATCGATATTTAATATTGGTGTTATTATTAGTCATGCTGTTAACTTGGTTTTTAATGCTAGTGCCATAATTTGTAACCAAGATATTGTTAATTTATCGATTAGTGCAGTTATTGGTGGGCGTCATGCAGAGATATATAATCCCTCTAAGACTGTGGATATCTGGCCAAGTGAAACACGTAAGACTGTGGATATCTGGCCAAGTGACAACCGTAATGTTTATAGGTAAGTACCGTAATAATAATTAATTAAGGTGGTTTATATGGGGCTTGATTTAGAGATATATAAGGGCGAAAAACGTGTTTTCCAATTCACTATTTATGATAAAGCCGGGGTTGCTGTTACATTAACAGGCCAAACGGTGCGTTTCCGTGTACATGATGACCTTCCCTCAAGTGAATCCATAGAAAAATTTAGTGTCGATGCCACAAAATTAGATACTGGCGGTACTGGTAAATGTAATGTAACATTAACCAATACCCAGACTGAGCTTGAGCCTGGCCTTTATTACTATGAATTATTTGTGATTTATACCTCGGATAGCGAGGAATATGTTGCTGAACGTGGTAAATTTGTTATATTGCCACGTCTTGAGGGTACAAGTATGGCTATGTATATCACGGTTGATACCGTGATGGAATGGCTTCGTATCACAGAGGATTATGCCTGGGATAAAGCAGAGGTACAGGAAACTATTGAGATGGCTCATCGTGAATTATTAAATAATGTTGGTGTGTACCAGATTGACCGGATGTTCGGGCATTATGAGGATGACGTAGCTATATATTATCTTAGTCATGGGGCTATCCTAGAGTTATTAAAGATTAGGCATAATAGTGATACCGTGGATTCATCTGATTACACGGTTGAGCCACGTGCTGGTACGGTAACATTTGATAGCGATTATGATATTACTGCTGGGGATAGCCTCGAGTTTTGGTATGTTCCCCGTATCTATCGTGACCTTGAGTTATTATATACACTTAGGTTAATGGGGATGCGTGGTTTTCTTCAGGGCTTTGGTGACCTGAATTATCTTAATCCTGAGAAGCTAGATGAACAGATTAGTCGTATTGAGTCATCGATTAATAGTAAAAACCCGATGGGTAGTTTCCTGGATTTTGGGATGCATGGCCGTATCCCTGGTATGAGTAGCTGGAGGTAAACCTTGATATGGATGAATTGAAGGATAATCCCGAAATTCATAAGGCTTTATTACGGGTTGCACACGCTATTCGTTCTAGAGCTATTGATAATCTTGCTAATCATCACACTAATTTCAGTAATCAGCTTTCTCTTTCAATTACGGTTGTTGAAAAGGATGGCCATGTTTTTGTAGGCAGTGACTTACCATATGCCCCTTGTGTAGAATTTGGTGCTTTACCCCATATGCCCCCTGTTAAGCCTCTTAAATATTGGGTGCGTTTAAAACTGGGTGTACCCAGGGGGGAGGCTAATAGTGTCGCTTGGGCAGTGGCTATGAAAATTAAGAAAGAGGGTACTCCACCACAACCATTTCTTCGACCAGCGATTGATAGTGTCGAGAGTACGGGTATTGATACCATTTTTTTGCAAACAAAATAAGGATTATTTCCCCCAAAAAATTATTTATTATACATAAATGGTATTAGTGTATAATTAGGGGTAAAGTATAAAAACAGGTGTTTTGTTATTTTTTTTGTAGATATAGACTGTTCCCCAAGTGGGCGATATTGTTATGACTGATGTAACACCTGACCAAGTGGTTGATGTATTGGTTACCCTATTCAGGGATAATTTAACTGACCCACTTGTAGAGAGGCGTAATCGTGGCGGTACTTGGATTTATGACGACCAGCCCCGTGCTGATGCAAGTTTCCCCCGTATCTGGATATTTTATTTACCAGCGAGTTTTAGGCCAGGTGGTCAGTCAAATAATCCTCCAGAGTTTTTATGTACGTGTCGTTTCCAGGTACAAATAATTTCACGTGTAGCGAGTAAGATTGATGTTGATGGGGATGGCGTGGGAGAAAAATGTGATGAACAGGTTAATTATTTGGGTAACAAGTGTGTACTTGCTGTAAAGAATAATCAATCTGTTTTCGATAATCTTGGTTTACTGCACTGTATCCCTGTCGAGTGGTATAAACCACGTGTGGTCGGACAGTTTATGTATCAGGATATTGATTTAGAGGCAGAATGGGAAAAATAGATAAAAAGAAAAAGATATATGTGAGGTGAAATAAATATGGCAAATAGGATAACGGGTATTAGTGATGTGTGTAAAGTTTTTGATGAAGGAGATGCTGATATTACTGAAACACTTGGTCATATTGTGGGGGCCAGGTATGATTGTAGTAACCAGGTATCCCAGCATGGCTCTTGTGGCGGTGGTGCTGACTGGATTGAAAATATACATAATGTTGTTCTGGCAACATTTGGGTTTACTATCCATCCCACAAATCTAGGTACTTGTCTAGGAGAATTTGATCCATTTGGGGCAGTGAGTGATATATGTCCAGAGATTAATGCGAAATTAAATATTCATGGTACCGGGGTAGATATGAAACATATTTATCTTATTGATGGTAAATGTGGCACGTTAACTGTTCGCTTGGCTAAGGATAATCCTGTAGAGGTTGAGTGTAGCTGTGTCGCTAAGAATTATAGTGTGGTGACGGGTGCGTTAACAAATACGCCCCCTAGTTCGGCACGGGAATATTATCTGGATGGCTATGTAACTATGGGTGGAACGGTTGTTGGCTCTGTTAGTAATTTCAATATTACATGGGAACGGGGGGTTGAGGGTGTGCGTGGTTGTGAACAAGTGGCTAGTGGCTCTAGACGTATAGCGAGTGAGGTTATCGAAAAAATGCGTTCTATTTCTTGGGATGGCACGGTTGAGATTACTGATGAAGATATGTTTAAACATTTAACTGGTGATTCATCGGCCCCTCTTGACCCAGCGGATAGCCCAAGCGATATTAGTATTACTCTTGTAATGGATAGTACCACAATTACACTTACGGGGTGTGCTATGGACACCGTGTCTATGGATAGAACCACCGATGGGGAAGTCCGGAATTTAACGGTGCGTGGTGTATCCCTTGGGGGCAGTATCACATGAAACGTATGGTTAAACTTATGGATGGTGAAAGTAAAGAGATTGAGGTAAGGGAGAAACTAAATATTCTTGAACGTAATAAGATATTGAGCAAGTGTACCAAGACAACGATTGAGGGTAACCGTACTATTGCTGAAACTGATATGTTTTTATTGCAGACATTAACGCTTCAGAAAATTGTTAAGGGTATATCTATAGAGTTGATTGACCCTGATGATTGTGATTCTATCTTTGAGGGATATAAGGGCATATTTGGTTTAACAGTTGATGATAAAAAAAAAGAAAAATAACTGATGCTGATATCCGTGCATTTGTGAAATATGGGCGTACCACTAATTTGATACTGGGGATGGCTGGTGAATTATATGGTTTATGCCAGGTGGGGGTGAATGTGCCTTTGGAGGCCCTTGATGTGGACATGTGTTATCTCTTGCTTCGTATACATGGCATGGTGAATGAGGAAATGTCGGATAGGTGAAATAGAATATGGCCACTGGTTTAAAATTATTTGCAGAGATTGTTCCTGATACAAAGGAATTGAAGGCTAAGCTTAAAGGCGAAAAATTTAAGATTGAGGGTACGGTTGAGAAGGGTAAGGGCCTGGGTATCGGTGGTACCGCTGTTGGTACGGGTATGGGAATGATGGGGGCTATGGGTATGTTTAGTATCCTTCAGAAAATTGCTGGTTTTCTTATGGGTCTTGAGCCTATTCAGGCTATTATGACTATGATAGGTGCTATTGCGAAATTGTTTTTTTTGCCCCTGGCTCTTTTATTGTTTACATTACTTAGACCTATTTTGATTACTATGCTGAAAATTATGCCATTATGGTGGGAGTTTTGGCAAGACCCCGTGAATAATCTTGTGCCTTTGATTAAGAAACTGGGGGCTTTTCTTTTTGGTAGTAGTGGTATTATTACTAAATGGGGTGAGAAATATGAGGAGAAGTTTAAAGAGTTACCTGGCGGTAAGAAGTTTTGGGGGATTCAAGAATGGGGGGCAAAACAGTGGGAGAATGCTATTAAGTGGTTTGATAAGTGGTTTGTTAAACCTTTTGTGAAATTAACTAAGTGGGGTATTAGTTTATGGGAGGGGGCTATTACTTGGTTATCCGGGTTTCCTGGTAATATTAAAAAGTTTTTTACCGAAACTATCCCTAAATGGTTCGCTGACCGTTGGGATGATATCAAGAATATTGGGGGTGGTGTTAAAGACTTTTTTACTAAGAGTGTACCTAAATGGTTCAGTAACCGCTGGAATGACATTAAAGATGTTGGTGGTGGTGTTAAAGATTTTTTCACTAA